TGTAGATGCTGCGAGCAAGGGCAAACTGAAGGCTCTGCCTCTTTACAAATTGTCCCTTCTTATTTCGTACGCCATCCAATCCCTTCTTGATAGCCCATTGGCTGAACGCCTTTGCAGGCGGCATCTTGTTGGTGTACTTGTAGGGAGAGGTCTGTGCGCTTGCATAGGTGCTTTTTGCGCCCCTTACTCCCTTGTCTTGGTACTCACCATAGTCATCCATTGAGAACGTCAAGGAGAACGAATTTTCCCCCGTTTGCAAATCGTAGCTTAAAGAGTTGTATAGGTTCTTGCTCGCATTGCGTTTGCCCCGCGTAAGGTTGGACTTGGCCTGCTGAATAACATACCCCGCAAACTTTGTAAGCACCGTTTGTATCAAGTCCTTCCGTGCCATTTTAGCAGACGTTGATCTCGGTGTTTGCAAGCAGCACATCAAAGGTTGCAGTCCATCCTGCAAGCAGGTTCTCAAACCTCTCGCTGAACGGAACGCAAGAAGCAGTACCATCCAACTGATAAAGGTCGGTGTACAGAGTACCCCTGCGTAATTCAGTCACCACATCGTTGATTACTGCGAGCTGCGTGTTCAGTATGTTTTGCTCGTTGCTGATGCCGTAGAACGGCTCTGCCTGCAATCTTGGATTCTCTTTTGTCTCATCCACTAAATCCATACAAACGATGCTCACGTTCATCCGTACTATCTGTCCCTCGAATGTTGCTTGGTTGATAATGATGTGCGACAAAGGGAAGATGGTCTGCTTGTTTAGGTCTATGTCGAATATGTCACCTGTGGTTACCACGTTGACTTGGCTATTCGCCTCAAGGGTGTCCTTGAGTTTGGTGGTGATGTCGTAGAACTGTCTCATTTTATTGACTTTTTTATTAGGTCGTTTTCAACTTCTTGCTTTTGCTTTTCAAAGGTGAGGAAGTGTAGGCACTCGTGGAGTTGAAGTTGTGTAATTTCTGCAAACTGCCTAATGTCTCCTTTAGCAAGTTGATAGATTGTTGCATACCATCCCCATTGCTTGCTGAATTGTCCTTGCTTGGAGTATTCGTTTGATTCTTCGCCTCCAAAGAGGTCAGCATAGCCTGCAACAATTCGTTCCCTAAATGCCAAAAAAAAAGCGTTGCGCCCATAGCAACACTCATCGGGGCTTGCTTCATCTGCTCCGAGTACTTGCCTGCGCCCTCGTATGGCTCTATTAGATACCGATGCTTGACCTCGCTCGTGATAGGGCGATACAATACTGCCATTGCTTTGTGCAGGTCTTGCACGTCTTGCAGGTATCCATCAAGGTCAACGAACTCACCATAGGTGATATTGTCAAGTTCAGGGATAAACCCGTACTTCGTGTCCCCCATCGTGAAGGTTGCCGTGAGGCTTGGCTTCTCGTTTATCATCGCACTTATGTGCTTGCTGATGTGGCTCACATCTTTGATGCGTACATTCGGAAGATTGGCAAGAGGCACTCCGCAGAATATCTCAAGCATCTTGTGGGTCAAGAACTCCTCATCGCCCTCAAGCCTCGCAAAGCGTTGGTATTGGTCAAGCGTGATCTCTGATAGGGCGGTGGGTACAATTACCTTTAGTTCCATTGTATTAAAATAACCTTTTAGTTTTAGCGTATGGCATACCTGCCAAAGTTAGGTCTGCTCAACTTGTTATACGTTGCATAGCGCAGCGCATCAATGGCGTGGTTGAATGCATCTATCGGTTTGTTGAGCAGGTTGCCGTTCTTATCTTCTACCCATTTGTAGTTCTGAAGTTCCTTGATTAGGTTGCTGCTTCGTGGGGTTACGAATAGCTTGTGTCGCTTCAGTACGTCAATGCCCACTATGACGCTATCTGCGCCCTTCTGCGTGGGTTTCACGTTCCATCCCATACGATGCAGCTCCTCGATGCTTTTGGGTTCAGCAGAGTCAGCAAATACCTCCGTGCGTCTGTCAAGGCCAAGAGAGGCAAGTACGTTGCTGATGTCGGGGTTGGTCATCCCCGTGCGGTAAATCAATTCATCCACATAAAGATTGTCACCCGACTTGTAAACTGCCACAAGTGCGGTTGGGTCGTTGGTGTAGCCGAAGTCCATCCCGTGACATAAGAGCGTTGCCTCCGTTGGTATCTCTGCCTGCCCGTATTGGAAGATGGTGGCTCTGCTCATACCACGTTCTCCGAGTCCGTAGATTCTCCAATAGTCATTGTCCGTATGTTGCAGCCTTTCTATCTCCTCAACAATAGAGGCATCCAAGAACGGGTTATCAAGGTAGGTGGATTGGATGTAGGTAACGTCATCCCTTGTCAGCAACTTATCGTATATCCAATGGAATGCGTCAGAGGGGTTGTAGTCAACCCATATCTTGCCTGTGGTACGAATCAAGAGCTGAAAGAAATCCTCCCAAGTAAGTTCGTTGGCCTCGTTGCAGAATAGGTAGTCTCGTCTTGCTCCACGTTTTTTCTGCGGTTGGTCAAGGCTGATGAACTCAAAGAGGTTGCCGTTCAGCTCGTAGGTGTAGTCGCTCTTATTATGCCGTGCCTCATCATAGAGACCGTTGGCATTTAGAATCTCAAAGAAGTCACGATAGGCCGTCATCTTCAGAGACGGCAGGGACTTGCGCACGATTGAGTACACCTTGCCTCTATCCTCCATCGCCATCACGATGAGCATCTGCAAAAGCGAGTAGGTTTTACCCGAACGGCTACCGCCTTGATTGACTACTATCCGAGTTGGTGCGGTGTAGTTCTTTTCAAAGAGTTCGCTACTCTTTAGGTTTAGTTCGGACAATCTCTACCTTGATTTTCGTTAGCTCATCCGATACCTCGTGTGAGTTCTCCACCCTTGCGAGTTTGGGAGTCGTATACTCTGCCATCTTGTTCAATAGGTCAAGTGCGCCCTTTGGGTCATCTGCTGCCACCTGCGTGAGCCATAGGGTCATATTCTCAAGGTTGGCTTCGATGAGGGTTTGGAATGCCTCTCTGATTTTATTGGTGGTCTTGTTTGGTGTTCCGCTTGGCCTTCCTGTGTTGCCTGCTATGAACCTGCCTTTGTCATCTTTCATATCCGTTCAATTCCGTTATTTTCGGTTGTATCTAAATAACCCTTTTTGATAGGTGGTGATCGTGTGTTGCGGTTAGCATCTCTTTGTGCTGCTTCTTATCCCCATATTCTGTATGGCAATTACGGCATAGAGCCATTAGGTTTTCAATAGTATCTGCGAGTTTGCTGCCACCCATTCCACGAGATTCGATGTGGTGGATGTCTTGCGCTTGGGCTTGACATACCTCGCAAGGAATGAAGTCAGTTGTGGAGTAGCCCATCCCTTTGAGGTAGACCTTTGTGTGGTTCTTCACCTTTGGTAAATCCAACAGTCATCAATGAACCAAGCACGGTCATCTCCTGCGATATAGCCTCCCTTCTTGACTTTGGGTAGCCATAGCTTGATGTCTTCCTTTACCGCTTCATAGGTGTGGGTTAGGTCTATGAACACCACGTCTAATGATTCGTTGAGAAACATTTTTGCAGCCACTTTGGATTCTCCTTTGATTACATTGTACTTACGCTCACCCATATTCTCTAAGAACAGGTCGTAGATGTCTACCTCCGTTGCGAGCTTGTGGGTGGTGGTGAGTTCGTTAGGTGAGCCTTTCCAAGAATCAATGATTGTGATGTTTTGGTGTGTTGCTTTGTCGCATAGGTAGGCTGATGACTTACCGAGCCAAGCCCCCAACTCTACGAACGTGCCGTCTTCGGGCATATTGGCAAGGAGGTAGTCGTATGCTGCTTGGTGGTTGAACCACCCGTCTATTTGTTTGCTCGTTTTCATTTTAGGGCGTTGTAATAACAAAGGTACTGCTCTACGCAGATAAGTGTTCCTTGCTCGGATGCTGCTTGGGCAAAAGTGCCGTCTGCCTCGTAGGTCATCTCAAAGCGCAGGTTGGGTAGGTCGTGGGGCTTAAACATATAGCAGGCGGTATCTATGTTGCCGACTCTTGGTTGGTCGGTAGGGCGTAGCCTACCTATTTGTCCCCAAGTTACGATTGAGCAATCAAGGCTATGCAAGTTGCCCCACTCCTCA